GATACGGCGAATGGTGCGGCGAAGACCGCGCAGGATACCGCCAATGCGGCCACTGCCGCTGCTAAGAGTGCCACCGCGACGGCAGGTCAGGCCAAGGACGCGGCCAATGCCGCCCAGACCGCCGCCGAGAGCGCGAAGAAGACCGCCGGCAATGCGGAGACATTGGCCAACACCGCCAACGCTTCGGCCAATGCGGCCAAGTCCGACGCGGCCTCAGCCAAATCGGACGCGGCCAACGCGAAGACGGATGCGGCCAATGCCAAGACCACCGCCGCGAATGCGTCGAGTGTTGCGACGCAGGCGAAGGCCACCGCCGATAGTGCGGCTCAGTCCGCCACCGATGCGGCCAATGCCGCGCAGAAGGCCAATACCGCTGCCGCTGCCGCAGCTGGCGTGGCTAACGGCAAGGCCGACGTGCTCATCCAGGGCACGGCGCCGGATGCTTCGATGCGCAAGGCTTCGACCTTGTGGATTGACACCACGAATGGCGCGAACACGCCGAAAAGGTGGAATGGCAATTTGTGGGTGGCCGTGACGGATAAGGCCGCTACCGACGCCGCGAACGCCGCCGTCAAGGCCAATACGGCTGCGAAGACCGCTCAGGATACCGCCGACAAGGCTGCGACTGCCGCAGCTAACGCAGCGTCTCAGGCCAATCAAGCCAATGCGGCCGCCAAGAAGGCACAGACCACTGCTGATGGTAAGAATCTGATTTACCGTGGCCCCGACGAGCCGAATCATGATGGCTTGAAGCCGGGGGACATGTGGTGGAGGACCCAGAAGTATTGGACGCGCTGGAAAGGGAAGAAGAACGCAAGCCCATCAATGCTGGCCGACTTCTACACCTACTGGACGGGCGCGCCAAACGCTTCTCCGAGCGTCCTTGTGCCATTGTCCGACCGTGTGGTGGAAGTCCTGACATGGGACGGTACAAGATTCGAGCCATTCGACCTCGTGGCGAACAATATTCTCGCGGCTGGGACGGTGGCGGCGAAGCATCTCGCCGCCGACTCAGTGACCGCTGAGAAGGTCAAGGCTAATGCCATCACGGTGGACAAGCTGGCTGCCAATTCGGTCACGACTGAAAAGCTGGTGGCTGATGCGGTGACCGCCGCGAAACTCGCCGCCGACTCGGTGCAGGCGCGGAACATCGTCGCACTGGCCATCACGTCCGACAAGATTGCCGCCAATTCGGTGACCACTGGCAAGCTCAAGGTCACGGAAGACATGACCGTGGCGCTGCTCAACGTCCACAAGATTCAGGCGTCCGACATTGCGGCTAATGCCGTGACCACTGCCGCTTTGGCTGCTGGCGCGGTAAACGCCGACAATCTGGCCGCTAATTCGGTCAATGCGTCCAAGATTGTGACTGGTGCGATCACCGCCGACAAGCTCGCGGCGAATTCCGTGACGGCTGTCAAGATCGCGGCTGGCACCATCACGTCCGACAAGGTGGCGGCAGGCCAGTTCAAAGGCTACGTCTTTACAGGCGCCGTCTTCCAAAGCTCCGAGGCCGAGAACACCGGCATGAAGCTCAACGGCACCGCATTGCAAATGTGGGACAGCAACCACAATCGCACCGTCTACCTGGACGGCGAGGGCAAGTCGAATGTGCTGACCGGCACTTTCCAAACCCGCACGAGCGGGCACAGGGTGCGCATCAGCCCGGATTATCAGACCTACATCATCGGCGGATCTGAGACTTTCACCGGTGATGGCATCGAATTCCCGGCCTACAACGGGTCCACCGCCTACTTTTCGCATCCGGCCATCGCTTCTGTCATCCAGTCGAATCAGGTCGGCGCGATGGGCGAACTGGACTTGTGGAGCGGACACGTGAGCAAGAACGACCCCGCCGCGTTCATGTCTCTCAGATCGAAGCCGCGCAAGAAAGGCGGTACCGGCAGCGGCGGCGTCACATCCAGAGTGCATGCCGTGGCGAACACGGATTACGACGAGCCGGACGAGAGCAAGAAAAGCAGCGCTTTCCTCACTCTGTCCGGCGATAGCGCGAACGGTTCGGAGTGCTGGCTCGAAGCGCAAGACGCGAACGGCGAGGTCGGAGTCGGCGCGAACATCGGCACCGGATACGTGTATCTCGGCGGCTATCTTGGCGGCATCACGAACCGTTTTACGTTCCATGCCCAGGCTGCGTGGAAGGCGTGGTATCCGAATTCCGGCTCGAAGATTGCGGCCGGCGCGGCAATGCAAGTCAACTGCACGTTCAGCCCGACGAAATACGGCCACTATTACGTCGTCGCGAACGCGGATTCGCAATGGGCGGGCATCATCGCGCACCCATGCAACACGGGCGGACAGAGCGGCTTCCAATTGAAGCTGTATAACGCCGACCAGCCTTGCCCGGTGGATGTTTACGCGGAATTCCTGGCTTATTTGGTCAAATGATTGGAGGGAATGTTGTCAGCGACTTTCGAAATGGATGATAACAGTGGGCTTTGCATTATCCGCTGTAATCCGCCCATAAACGGGTCGGACAGCTTCGTCTTCGCACCTGACGTGATTGCTTCGTGGAAGGCTTTGCTTGGGCTTGCTTCGACTCGTGAGGCGATCGCCGCGATCATGCAGGGCAAGGAGGACGTGAGCCGGTACGACCGCGCCACCGGCAGGGGCGTGTGGACGGGGGCTTACGAGGCCTTGGAAAGTGCGCTGAATGATTCCGCCACCGGCGTGAGCATGCTTGCGGCTGATGGGGAAGTGTTGAATGACCCGCTGACCGCCGCGCGCAATAAGGCGCGTGAGGGCATGAGTCTGCCCACCATGTCGAATGAGACGGACGCGAATCTCATTGCCACACTGGCGGCTGATGACTCCGATGAGGAGCCGTCGAGTGGCATTGACGTGAGCGTGACCAAAAACATTGAGGGATTGGACGCTTTTCTCAATGACGAGTCCAGTCAATCAAATCTGGACGAGTGCGAGGAGAGATTCTATGAGTCCCTTATGCCACGACCTCAAAACAACCAACAATAAGGAGATTGATTATGGCCGATGTGACCACTGAGACCACTACCGATACCGCGCCTACCGTGACGCCCTCTGAGCCGTCTGGCGTGCTTGATTTGCGTCCGCCGAAGGAGTCGGTGCGAGCGGAATTGTGCCGTCTCGGATTGGAGTTTTCCAGCGCTGACGGCACCGCCGAATCGTGGCGCGACTACCAGCGTGGCGTGCTCGCGACGTTCGACGATGCCGCCACGTCCGTCACTTTGACGGACGTGAAGACGAATCTCGGACGCACCCTCACACTCGACGAGCTTAAGGCCGTGACTCGTATCGACACGATGACCGCCGCCGACTAACCCCGCTTTTCACCATTTTTTTCAACCCCTGCAATCCACACGGATTGTGGGGGTTTCGCATTAAAAGGAGACTTATTTTGACTCAGATTCCAGCCGACGCGAACGAGGTCATCGACTCTCTTTCCGTGCAAATCGGCACTCTCACGAAGCAGATCGCAATCCTGACCAGTCAGCTCAATGCGGCCATGAAATTGGTTCCGGCCGACGTGCTCGAAAGCGTGAAGGGGGATACGCATGCAGAGGATTAACTGGTTCCCCGACCCGCTCATCACCGGAAAACTCTCCGCGGAAATCAACAATGGCGCAGCAAAAGCTGTTGTGGTCGCCGACAATAAGAATTGGCTCAGAGTCACCAGCACCGCGACCGGCGATAATTTCGGACAATTCTCACTGTTGGACGGCCTCATCCCACCGGCTGGCACGTATCACGTGCACGCCAGGGTATACGCGCAGAAGGCCGCCGCCAATTTCATCGTCTACAGCAACGTCAACTCCTCGTGGAAGCAGTTGCTGAACAAGCCGGTCGCCGACGGGCAAACCCTCACGGTGGACTCCGAGATCACGATTCCGGAAGGATGCCAGCGTCTCCTCGTCAGGATGCAATTGGGGAGGGAGGTCGGCTTGATCGGCATGATGAGCGAAATCCTCATCGAATCGGCCGACACTTACGATAAAGCCGTGGGGGGGGCTTCCGGGCTTCTTCTCGGGGGACACGATGCCAAAGGAGTGAGCTTCGTCGGGCGGGTGATGTCCGATGATGGTCACGAACCTATGCACGAGCCCATCCTCGACCATCACCCTGAAAGCCGACAAGTGGGTGAATATCACGACCCTTCCGAGCGTGAATGGGGCGACATATCAGATCAGCGTCGAGGTGAACGTCACAGGCGGCACTATCTCGATAATCGGAGCGGATGGCGACATCAACGCAAGACAACGTGTCAGCTACAAGATGATCATCAACAATTCCCATCCGATATCAATGAGTTATCACGTCAAGTCAGGCAGTCCGACCGTCACCGTGACAGACATGCTCTTATGCTCGTTCGACGAGTATCAGGCGAACAAGGCTGTGCTCGACAGCCTCCAATATTTCACCGGGGACACGATGCCACGCGCCTAACCCTTACGGGGGTGATGGCATGAGCCTCATCACCAACCTATATGCCGATCCAAAAGCCTTGCAGCCACTCGTCGCTTGGAATTGTGACTGCAAGCAAAACAGCGACGGCAAATACGTCTACACCGGCCAGGCCGACGTCTGGGCTGCGGTATTGCACGGAATCAAACAAGGCTGTGTGATTGCGGTTGATTTCAACACGAACAGACGCGACGCCTTCGTCCTGGAAAGCTGCCAGGTGATATATAAAAGTTCCACGACGTTGGCTGGCGTCTACAAGGGCGGTAGCAATTGCTCGCTGCACTGCAGCGGCGGCAATGGCGTTTCAGTGACGGTCAACCGGATCGGCTTGTATTCGCAGGACGATTGGGACCGCTTGCGGCAGTACGGCCTTGACTGGTTCGACGGTGACACGATGACGCGTGCCTGACATTTCCAAATCCCGTCGAAATCGACGGGATTAATCTCTTTTCCATTTTCCGATTGGAGGAAGTAATGTGCTGCAAAATTTTCTAGCCGGTTTCGGGGGTGTGGGCGGCGCGTGCGCGCTCATCACGCTCGGCCTGAAAGTCTGGCCGGGCGCTTTGGACGCGCTGGCGACCGGCCTGTACTCGCACGTGCAGCCGGAACGGTTGCCCTATGACAGTCCACTTTCCCAGCATTTCGCAAAAACAAGGACACTGGGAGAGCGGACATCGAAAATCGACGACCGCATGGACGAGTTGTGTCGTGACACGATCAAAAACACGATCATCAGCCTGATCTACGGCGACAAGGACACCGACCACAGCGAGGCCGTCCGATACGAATTGGCGAAATTGGAGAAATTGGACGCGCAGTGCTGGGTCGTCAACGCCGCCGAAAAATATTTGGAGGACCGGCAATGACACGACTGCTCATCGCGGGCGGAGCCTACATCATCCTCCTCGCGCTCATCTTCATGTTCAACCATGGCGCGCACATGCGCTGACATCGATTTTCACAACCGCAAGGCCATCTCTTCGGAGGTGGCCTTTTTATTGCCCCCTATTGGGGGTGGGAAGGAGGCCGTCATGGACGAAGTGACCATGACGCCGGAAATGACACCGCAGGGCGACAGCATGCCGCCCACTGACATCCCGGTCGTGTCCGAAACGGATGCTGCCAAGGCCGTAGAGGGATTGGAGGACTGATATGGCAAGCGTAAGCACTTTCATCAATCGTATGCGCTACTGGTGCGCAGTCGCCAATCTCGGCTACAGCCAGTCCGACCGCTGGAACTTCAACCCATCGGGGGGTAATTGCGATTGTTCCAGCCTGGTAATCCACTGCCTGCGCGAGGCGGGCTTCGACACCGGTTCGGCCACCTACACCGGCAACTTGTCCGGTGAGCTGACCAAGCGCGGATGGACGCGACTCCCAGCGAATGGCAGTCCGCAGCCGGGCGACATCCTGCTCAACGACGTGCACCACGTGGCCGTCTACCTTGGCGGCGGCAAGCTCGCGCAGGCGTCCATCTCCGAGCGTGGCACGGCCTACGGCAAGGCCGGGGACCAGACCGGCCGCGAAACCAACATCAGGGGCTACTACAGCTACCCGTGGAACTGCTACCTCCGCTACGGCGGCGGCAACACCTCTTCGGCATCCACCGGCGCCCTAGCCGTGGACGGCAACGTCGGCCCCGCCACGGTACGCCGCTGGCAGCAGGTGATGGGCACCGCGGTGGATGGCATCATCAGCGGCCAGCAGGTGCCTGACGGCAGGACTTACGCGCGTCCCGCCATCGATTCGAGCGTGGTCCGCTACGGCGCTGGCGGCAGTGATCTGATCCGTGCCGTGCAACGTCGCCTGGGCTGCGGCACTGATGGTCTGCTTGGCCCCGCCACCATTCGCGCCATCCAAGCGCACTACGGCCTGGCTCAGGACGCGAGCTTCGGCCCCGCGACCGCACGCGCCTTGCAGACGGCACTCAATCAAAACCGATTCTAAGGGGGTTTAATATGGCTCAACATGCAGCGCCGACGACTTTGGAGACCACAGTCAACAATCTCACCAACGAGCGTGAGGACGGTCAGGACAACCAGCCGCCGGACGCATACACTCCGGTCTTTTCTAAGCAGGTGCGCACCGTCGTGTACGTGCTCGGGCTGATCGCTTCATGCGTTGGCCTTGGTTTCATGACCTTTGGTGATGCGGCTGTCGGCGGCTACATTTCGACCGTGGCCGGCTTCATCGCCAGCGGTCTTGGCGTCGCCTACAATCCGCTGCGCCGTGATTGATTTTCTAGCGTGAGACTCAAACTCGCGCCGGAAACTCAACCTCGCGTGGAAGAAAATTCACGCACTGTGGTGCTTGTGGAAATTCTTGCACCCTGTTTTTAAATCTGCCCCTTCTCCATTTGGAGGAGGGGCTTTATTTTTAGGACTTTCAAAATGGGCATCAGACAGCAGACGATTGACGATTACGGCGCGTTCGTGGACAAATTCAAACCGAAGAAGACCACGGATGACTGCTATACCCCCCCGCAGTGTATGAGACGATAAAGGACTGGGCATGCCGTGAGTTTGGCATCGACCCCAGCAAGGTGGTGCGACCGTTCTATCCGGGCGGCGATTACGAGCGGTTCGACTATTCGGGCGGTGCGGTGGTTGTGGATAATCCGCCGTTCAGCATCCTGTCGAAGATCTGCACGTTCTATCGGACGGAGCAAATTCCGTTCTTCCTGTTCGCGCCGTATCTCACGATCTTCTCCAGCACGTCGCGCAATGGGGCGCACATGATCGTCACGGATTCGACCATCGAATACGCGAACGGCGCGCAGGTCAACACGTCGTTCGTGACGAGTTTCGGTGATGACCTGATCCGCACCGCGCCGGACTTGGCCAACGCGATCGACGAGACTGTGAAGCGCGTCAGGAAAGAGCAACGCAGGCATCCGCCGAAATACGCGTATCCGCGTGAACTGCTTACCGTGAGCAGGCTCGGGAAGATCGGCAAGCAGGTCGAGTTCCGCGTCAAGGCTTCAGACGTTGCGTTCACGAGGGCTCTCGACTCGCAGAAGGCCGTGAAGAAGGCCATCTACGGCGGCGGCTATCTCCTGAGCGAAGCCAAGGCCGCGGAACTGAAGGCCGCGGAACTGAAGGCCGCGGAACTGAAGGCCGCAGAACTGAAGGCCGCAGAACTGAAGGCCGCGGAGGACGTGACCATATGGCCTCTCAACGATAAAGAAAAACAGATCATCGGAAAACTCGGTTAAACATCGCCCCTCTCTCAGCATTGCTGGTGGAGGGGCTTTTTGTGTTTCGCACGGTAGAATCATCATCATGACCAAGAAAGAGCATGATGATTTTTGGACGAAGTGGAAGCGCGAGCTCACGAAGGATGTGAAGGCCGACAGGATACACGGCGGTGAGGCTGATTTCAGCCGAATGCATGGCGTGACATTGAACACTCAAAAACTGTATGACATGCTACCGCGAGTCTGAATTGCCCCTCTCTCAGCATCATGCTGGGGGAGGGGCTTTTCTTGTTATTCGGCGTGTTTGCGTGGTCGTCCGCCGCCGTCGCGGCGGCCCGGTGGTTT